AATGACTCAATCGGGAGTTTTGCTGAAAAAATAAAACAGTTTGAGCTTCGTAACGAAAAAATGACTATTGAAGCCCTAGAACTTTTTGAAAAAGAGCAAAATCTATATCGAGATAGTGGTCAGTTTAAAAAAGACTTGGATAGAAAACAAGAGTTATTCCATGAAATTGTAACTGAAAAAACAAAACTAGAAAAAATGCAAAAAGAAGAGAACCGTGGTATTTCCAACCTCGATGGTGGTTCTTACGATGCAAGAAGAAACCCAAAGTATTTAAATATTCTAACAAACGCAGATCGTGTTCATTTAGACGAGATAGCTAAAATAGATAAAAGTTCCAACTCTGGCAGTCTAATTAATTTTAGAAGCGAGAGGAGTGCTTTAGAAGCTGAATCAAAGTTAGCATACGAACAAAGTCAAATTCTTAATAAAAAAATTGGTACTATTCAAGATAAGTCCGATGATGTCACTTCGATTGCTTTACGAGGAGAGACTGCTTCGTATGCTTTAAAAAAGAAATCTAAAAGCAAATCAGATATACTAGTTTCTCCTTTTAGTATATATGATTCAAGAGGAGATTTAGCAATTGATCCTTTTTTTGAAATGTTTGTTGATGCAAAAAAACTTGGCGTTAATGAGAATTTTAAAATTAAATTAGCCCGCAATCAACTAGATGATAAAATAAATAATATTGCTGACTATGAGAAAAAGACAGCATCGATGGATCTTGGTTTTTTTCAAACAGTTAAAAAAGAATTAAAAGGTGAAACAACCAGAAAAGATAATAAAAATATTGTCGATAATGTAATGAAATCAGAAGCAAGTAACTATTACGAGACACAAAGACTAACAACGGATCTTTCTGAAATTATTAGAAGCAGTAAAGCGTTTTATGAACAGATTGATAAAGAAACTATTACTAATATAAAAGAAATAATTTCTGTAGCAGGTAGAACTGGTGATACAGAATTAATGAAAAAAGCAAGAATAGATTTAGAAAACATATTTAGTGAAGCCTTAACTAATTCTGGTATTAATGTAAAAAAACAAGCAGAAATTAAAATAACAGAATCAATAAAGGATCGAGGAGTCATACCTGCTTTTTCTGTACAACTTGAAAAAAACCCAATAAAGCACAAAGAACAAGCTATAAAAGATTTAGCAGAAGCAATAACAAAACCTAATGTAGTTAAAATTCCAACGAAGGAAAGATTTAAATCAGAAGAAGGAAGATCTGTTATACAGGCTGGAACAGGACAATATAAGTTAAAGGAAGAAGATTTTGATTCAAGCCTTAATTCTTTAGATGGCTTAGATATTTTAGAAGCACGATTAGGTGGGGCTAATCATGAAAACGAGCTAAGTCACCTTTACGAAAAGAGTGATTTACTTGAAGCGAGTCGCAAACAAGCAGATATTAAAATAGAAGATAATTACAACAATGACAAGTTTATAGAAATAGCTAAAACTTTAAGACCAAAGCTTCGAAAAAACGGTGTTCTTGATAAGACTTTAGATGATGTTTTTATGAGAGCAATGCAACATGAAAAACAAGTATTTGATCGCAAGTTGGAATATAAACCTTTGTTTAAAAACGCACCTTTTCCTAATATGAAAAAGGCAGGACAGTTTTTAACAAGAAGTAATATAGAGCAAGCTTTAGAAGATGGTAAAGAATTTATTGCTTTTCCTTCAAGAAATGACTATGCACGAGCAAGAAACACATCTAAAGATGGAGCTTTTGCTGGAGTGTTCGGTTCATCTTTAGATCAAGTTTTAGCTGAATATGTGAAAAAAGGTGCTATACTTACAAACAAAACTATAAACGCATCAAATAGAGCCTCTATTTCGACAACCGTTGGTAACGAACCTATGAGGATTTTAGATTTAAGACCGTTGCTAGGTAAGAAAAAAGAAGCTATACCTAGAATGAATAAGGGTGGATTATTTGAGAAATTTAGAAAGGCAAGTTAATGGCGATAGAACCTAGACAAATAGCAGGGATGGTAGAATCATCTATGGGAGCGGGGGGTCAAATGATGCCCGAAGAAGATAGTCTTGAAATTGAAGTGCCAGAAACAATAGATGAGCTACCAGAAGGTATTGAACTAGCAGATGAAGAGGCAGTTGAAGTTGAAACAGAAGAATATAGTCATGATGCCAATCTTGCAGAGGTTCTTGATGAGTCAATTCTGGGAGAACTATCATCAGATTTACAAGCAAAGTTCCGTGAGGATCTTGAATCTAGGGAAGATTGGGAAGAGGCAATTGCAAAAGGATTAGGACTGCTTGGTATTAATTACGAAGATAGAAGTGAGCCTTTCTTAGGAGCCAGTGGTGTAACTCATCCATTACTATCAGAAGCTGTTACGCAGTTTCAAGCACAATCATATAAAGAGATGTTACCAAGTGGTGGACCTGTAAAAACCCAAGTGCTAGGAACACCTACACAAGAAACTGAAGCACAAGCCCAACGTGTGGAAGATTTTATGAATTATCAGATTACAGAGATCATGGAGGAGTACGATCCCGACACTGATCAGATGTTATTTTATCTGCCCTTAACTGGTTCTACCTTTAAGAAAGTATATTTTGACGAGACTAAACAAAGGGCAGTTTCTAAGTTTGTACCTGCCGAAGATATGGTTGTTCCATACTCGGCTTCTGATTTAAGAACGGCAGAGAGGGTGACACATGTGGTTAGAATGTCGTACAATGATATTCGCAAACTACAAGTAGCAGGAGTGTATCAAGATGTTGAATTATCTAGCTCAGATTATGACGAAGAGCAAGGAACTATCCAAGAGCGTGCTGACGATCTGTTGGGACTACGTCCAAACTATTCCGATGATGTTTATACTTTATTGGAATGCCACATTGACTTGGATTTGGAAGGTTTTGAAGATATGGATGTGGAGGGGAATCCTTCGGGGATTATGCTTCCTTATATTGTTACCATTGATCAGAGTTCTGGAAAAGTGTTATCAATTTCTAGAAACTTTAGAGAACAAGACCCATTAAAAAGAAAAAGACAATACTTTACGCATTTCAAATTTTTACCAGGATTTGGTTTCTATGGTTTTGGACTGTTACACACCATCGGGGGTTTATCCCGTGCAGCAACTTCAATTTTAAGGCAGTTGATTGATGCTGGTACGTTATCGAATCTTCCAGCGGGTTTTAAGGCTCGTGGTGTTCGCATTCGTAATGATGATGAGCCTCTTAATCCTGGGGAATTTCGAGATATCGATGTACCGGGTGGAGATCTCAAGAACTCAATCATCCCACTCCCCTATAAAGAGCCTTCAGCTACGTTAGCACAGCTTTTAGGTGTGGTTGTTGATTCAGGTAGACGTTTTGCACAGGTTGCAGATGCAAAAGTAGCCGATATGAACTCAAATGCACCTGTTGGAACGACTGTTGCGTTGATTGAACAAGGCTCTAAGATCATTTCTGCTATACATAAGCGTCTACATTACGCTCAAAAGCAGGAATTTCGTATGTTAGCGGAGATTTTTAGTGAAAACCCAGTTCCATACCCTTATTTTGTTGGAAATGTGCCTCCAGAGACTATGCAAAAGGATTTTGATGGTCGTGTGGACATACTCCCAGTGTCAGACCCTAATATTTTCTCTATGGCACAACGATTATCGCTTGCACAGACTCAACTACAGCTTGCACAAGCAGCACCAGAGATTCACAACACGCATGAAGCGTACAGAAGGATGTATGATGCTTTAGATATTAAAAATATTGATGCTATTTTACCACAGCCACAACAACCACAGCCTATGGATCCAGCAACCGAGAACGGAAGTGCTTTAAAAGGTATGCCATTACAAGTGTTTCAAGCTCAAGACCATGAAGCACACGTTAGAGCACATATTGCCTTTTTATCCACTCCTGCGGGACAAGCGAATCCACAAGGATACATAATGTTGCAATCTCATACACAAGAACATGTTGGTATGATGGCTAGAGATCAAGTAACTACGTTTTTTCAAAAATCAATGGAAGCTGCTCAAATGGCTGGGCAACCTGTTCCTCAAATGGATCCAGCAGCCGTTGATGCAGCAATAGCTCAACAAGTTGGAGAGATATTAAAAGAGGTAATGCCTTCATTGCAACCACCACAACAGGAAGATCCTTTGGTTGAGATTAGAAAGAAAGAGCTTGAGAATGATACAGCTGAACTTCAACGTAAAACGTCTAATGATCAAATGAATTTTCAAGTTGATCAAGCTAAGTTAGAACAAGCTTACCAATTAGCTCAAGAGAGACAACAACTTCAAGAAAGTATAGCTGACGATAGAAACGATGTTAACTTATATCGTATTAATACAGCAGCGGCTATACGGGGTAACAAAGCTAAATAAGTTGTGATATAATCTGGATATGGATCCAGTAACAATATCAATAGCCGTAGGTGTGGCGAGCAAAGCTTTTTCTGCAATCAAGCAAGGATTTGCCGTAGGTCGTGATTTAGAACAAATGTCTGGTGACTTAACTAGGTGGATGGGAGCCTCATCAGATATAGATAACGCAGAAAAACAAGCAAAGAATCCTGGTGTATTTGGTAAAGTTTTTGGTGCAGGGAGTATCGAATCCACAGCACTACAAGCTTATTCGGCTAAGAAAAAATTAGAAGAACAACGCTATGAGTTAAA